AATGCGGTTATCTTCCGCAAATCGTATGGTGAGATCACGAACGCAGGAGGCCTCTGGGACGACTCGTACGAAGTTTATCCTTATCTCGGAGGTGTTCCCAGGGAAGGATCGTTGGATTGGAGATGGGAAAAATATAACTCCTCCATTTCTTTCTCTCATTTTCAGCATACCAAGAACAAGAAGACGTGGCAGGGATCGCAGATCGCGTTCATCGGTTGGGACGAGGTCACACATTTTGATGCGGATATCTTCTGGTACATGCTTTCTCGAAATCGCAGCACGTGCGGTGTGAAGCCGTGTGTGAGAGCGACGTGCAATCCTGAGCCAGGATCGTGGATCGCGGATTTGCTTGACTGGTGGATCGGCGAAGATGGTTTCCCTATTCCCGAGCGAGATGGAGTCCTTCGCTGGTTTACTCGCGATGGCGACATTATTCAGTGGGCGGACGATCCTTCTGAGTTCGGCGATAATGCGTGGAAAGCGAAGTCCCTCACATTCATCAAGGGAGTTTTGTCGGATAATCCGACTTTGAGCGAAAAGGACCCCGCTTATCGCGCTGGTCTAAACGCTCTGCCTCTCTACGAACGCATGCTTTTGCTTGATGGTAACTGGAAAGTCTCCAAATCTGGAGGTATGCGATTCAAGAAGCATTGGTTTGAGATAGTCGAGAAAGCTCCTGAAATGGATCGGGTTGTGAGATATTGGGACAGAGCGGGGACTGAAAAGACAGAAACCTCGAAAAACCCAGACTGGACTGCAGGTGTCGCGTTTGGAAGGACCTCTCGTGGGGGTCTATATATTCTAGATGTCTCCAGATTTCGCGAAACCCCTGGAAAAGTACTTGCTGGGATACGGAACATCGCTATACAAGATGGTGCCCCCAACCTCTGCGAACTCTGGCTGGAAGAGGATCCGGCTTCGGCAGGAAAAGCTGAGAGACATTATCTCTCACAAGAACTCGCCGAATTCGGTCCTCGCTGGAACGCGCCCAACTCCTCGAAGTGGATTCGTTCCGGTCCAGTCTCAGCCGCTGCAGAGAATGGGTTGATCAAGATCGTTCGCGGACCTTGGAACAAGGCTTTTCTCGATGAGCTCGATAAGTTCGTTGATGAAGATGTCATCGATGTTCCGGCAGGATATCATGACGATCAGGTCGACGCGCTGTCAGGCGCCTTCAACGTTCTCACCAGGAATGGCCTCGGCCCACGTATTCACTCGATGGGATAACTGATGTTCGAAGGCATCGCACGATTCATGGCTCGCGCTGCGGGTGGTTCCTTCGTCCAGAAGGAAAATCCTGTCGGACCGCTGATTGGTCGTACGCTGGCAAAGCGTCCGCAGTTTATGAACTGGTCGTACAAGACCCTCAGTGAAGAGGGTTATGCAAAGTGTGGTACGGTCTTCATGTGCATCGACCTCGTCGCGAAGTGTATGAGCAATGTTCCTCTTCGGCTGATGCAGGGCAACTCGCCGGTCAAGGACAAGAAACATCCTCTCGTGGTTCTCCTCAATAGACCGAACCCCTGGGAATGTGGAACGGAATTCTGGGCGAACGCTATTCGATTCTGGCTCGGGTGGGGCAACTCATACATCATCCCGAATACCGCGAAGGGGATGGGGATGGACTCGGGAGCGCCACCTCCCCAAGAGCTCTGGCGGCTCCGGCCCGACCGAATGAAGATCATTCCAGGAGATCTGGGCGGCCCTGGTGCGTACGAGTTTATGGTCAACGGTCAGAAGACCGAATTCAAGGTGGACGAGATCAACGGCACCACGCCGATCCTCCACATGAAAACGTTCAATCCGATGGACGATTTCTACGGTCTTCCTCCGATGCGTGTCGCTGCGATGCAGGTCGATCAATCCAATTCGGGCGCCGAATGGAATATGAACGTCCTGCAGAACTCGGGAAGATCTTCGGGAGCGTTCGTATACGCCCCGGACGGAAATCCTGGCGCGCAGATGTCCACCGCGCAGAAGCAGAAGCTCCAGGAGGACATGAGAAATAATCTCCTCGGTCCCAGGAACGCGCGCCTGCCCATGCTCCTGGATGGCGGACTGGATTGGAAAGAGATGGCGATGACCGCGCAAGAGATGGATTGGCTTGAGGGTATTCAAGCCGCCGATCGCGCGATCTGTCGTGTCTTTGGTGTTCCTTCACAGCTTCTCAACATTCCTGGTGACAATACGTACTCGAATTATGAGCAGGCTCGTCTCGCTCTGTATGAAGAGACGGTGATGCCGAATCTCGATCTGTGGTTGGATGCTCTGAACTCGTGGCTCGTGCCATGCTATGGCAACAATCTATCTCTCGTCATGGACGAGGACAAGATCTCCGCTCTCGCTCCTCGTCGTAAGGAGAAGTTTGACATGCTCTCCGAGAGCACGTGGATGACGATCAATGAGAAGCGTGAAGCGATGAATCTCGAGCCGATACCTGAGCCTGAGGCGGACGAAATCTGGGTGCCGACTACGATGCAACCTCTGTCTATGGCTGTCGAGCCGCCGGACGAAATGCAGGGTCTCGACGAAAACGGGGATCCTCTTCCCGCCGCGAAGCCGAATCCCGGAAGTAAGGCTCCTCCGAAGACGAATGGTAAAAAGCCCCCTGTCTCGAAAAGCTTCGACGAGCACTCTGTCGATCTGATCGCGAACCTCAACCGACTGAAAGACTTCATCCCATGACCGTCATCAAGACCTGCCCTCCGTTCAGCGGCGTTGCCGCTCGACGTTCCATCCCCGTCGTGATGAGCGACACCGAAGAGCTGTCCGAGGTCGCCACTGCGATCTTCTGCACCAATGCTGGCGACGTTGCCGTTACCCTGGTCGACGAATTCGACCCGGATGGCAAGACCAAGGTCATCCTCTCCAACGTGCCGGCCGGAACCTTCATCAGCGGTCTGGCCATCCGCCAACTGTGGAACACCGACACCTCGAACGAGGCGTACGAATTCCGCCTGTTCGCCTGAAAGAGAACCTATGACCATCACTAAGACGTGTCCAGACCTCATCGGAGGATTAGGAGACAATACCGTGCGCGGCGACGCAGCCGTGACGGCGATCCCAACCGTCATGTCGGACACCCAGGAACTCAGCAGGATCGCTACCAAGATCTGGGTAGCGAACGCCGGCAACATCACCGTCACCATGGCCAACGACTTCGCCTCAGATGGGTCTACTAAAGTGACGATTGAGAATGTCCCCTCTGGAACTCTCCTGCAAGGACTGGCGATCCGCCAGCTCTGGAACACTGGGACGGATCAGAGCCCTGACGAGATTAGCCTTTTCGGCTAAACCTGCCGCATTCCAACCAAGTCGCTCACTGAGCGCAAGAGACCATATGTTCACCGTCACCGACACCTCTCACACCCCCGCCGAGAAGGACGGCAGCGATCTCACGATCAATCCCTGATTTCTATGCGACGGATGACGCGAGCCCAGAAGATTCGGGAGCACCGAGTGCAGGAAATGATCCGCACTCGTCTGGACGCGTCGTTCACTCGCGTACTGGTGACGGAGTTTCGCCGAGTCGCGAAGGCCATGTCCCTCCATCCCAGGAGCGAGGCGCTGAGGCATCATGCTTTGGAAGATCATAAGCTGCATCTTCGCAGCCTTTTGTCTCGGCATTATCGCAGCGTCATGGATACGTTCGGCAAGAGAACGTTCGAGGATCTCAAGAGGGATAAGAAGGCGTCGCAAGATCTCTTGCTCAAGGCCCGAGAAGATCAGTTCGCTCAAGGCGTCCGAGCTTTCGTCGATCGTTGGACCGCCAAGCGGTCCACTGAGATTGCCGGAACCACCTGGAGAAAGGTCGGCAAGATCATCGCCGATGCCGAAGCCGATCCGGAAACCAGAGGACAAGGCGAAGTCGCGCTCGGGAAGATGATCCTGGAGGAGATGGATGACCAGTCCGTCACTCGCGCTCGCACGATCGCTCGCACCGAAACACACTCCGCATCCCAGGATGCGAGCTTTACCGCAGCACAGTCGATGGGGATCGATCTCGTCAAGGAATGGGTCGCTACTCATGATTCCCGCACGCGCGAAGATCATATCGACGCTGATGGGCAGATCGTCCTGATGCATGAGCCTTTCAAGGTCGGCGATGATGAGCTTCAGTTCCCGGGAGATCCTTCCGGACTTCCTGAAGAAGTCATTAATTGTCGCTGTATTTGTCTTTATCACCCTGCCGAAGACGTTGAGCTGACTGCCAACGCTTCGGTCGATTCCGAGGAGTCCTCCGATGACTGAGATTATCGCCCCGCAGTTTGAAATGAAGCGCATCTTCGTCCCCATCGAAGGGTTCGAAATCAAGATGGAAGGCGCAGATAAGGGAACTGTCGCGGGTCTCGGATGCGCCTACGGGAATGTCGATCAGGGCTCAGATCGCATGCATATGGGGTGTTTCGCCGAAGATCTGGCGGAGCATGAGAAAACTGGAGCAGTTCCGCATATGTTCTATAATCACAAGTCGGACGAACCCGTCGGTGATTGGAACAGAATGAAGGATACTGCGAAAGGTCTCCACATGGAAGGCAAGTTCTGGCTCGGCCAGGGTATTGCCAAAGCCGAACAGGCGTATAATGTAGCTAAGTCGAAAGGCCCTAAAGGCTTTTCGGTGGGGTTCCTCCTCCCGAAGGATGGTGCCACTTATGACGCCAAGGAAGGTGTCAGAAATATCACGAAGGGTCGACTCAAGGAAGTATCGATCGTTCCTCATCCGATGAACGTCAAGGCGATGATCACTTCGGTGAAATCGATTCTGGCGGACAAAGACCACCTCTCTATCAGAGAAGCGGAAGAGATCCTGCGGGATGTAGCTCTCTTCTCCGTCGACGAGTCCAAGACCTTCCTGGCTCGTCTCTTCAAAGGCTTCGAACTCAAGCTCGCGCGGGATGCCGAGGAGTTAAAGGGCCAGGAAGCTCTCAACGCGATGGTCGCAAGCCTCACACACCTCAACAAGTCCCTCATGCAGGGCTAGAAAGAATATCATGGACGCCAATATGTTCGCCGAGATGAAGTCGACCATTGACTCGCTCGGCCGCGCCGTCGAAGCCTGGAAGGGTTCCATCGACGACAAGGTCAAAGCCGCTCTCGAAGGTCGCTTCGGCGAGTGGAAGGAGAAGTTCACCAAGATCGACACCGACCTGTCGAAGCTCGAAGAGCTCAAGGTCGCGTTCGACCGCCACGCCATCGCTGTCAACAAGAAGCAGATCTTCCGCAAGGACCGCGATGGCAATCAGGTCGAGTGCCCCGAGGACTGGGCCGAGACCAAGGCGGAGTTCCGCCACTTCCTGCAGAAGGGTCACCAGGATGTCAAGTCCGGCCGCTCGAGC